GTTCCCATTCATGATAGTGCACATCATCCTAAGGCCAATATTTTTGGAACAAATTTTACTGACAATATCATATAGATCCTTCCTAGCATTAGTGTTACTTTGCATCTCATGGCATTTTATTGCAACAATGAGATTATCTATATTGTATCTCATAACTCTTGTACTACTAAGGACTGAGTAGCATATTTCCCTATGCCTAATGTACCCTGCTAGGTTCCCGCCACTCTCTACATACAAATCCTGAGCTACTACATCCTCACCATCTAGCAAAATGTCACTAGGCATTACATCTCTGAACATCAATCCAAAGTCACTTATTACCATCCTGCTTATCCTTTCTCTGCAGTCTTCCATCACACTATTCACCACATCATCATCTAGCATTATTGACCTTCCTTCTATAAAAGCAGCAATGTTATTACTTTCCCGCATAGTATAAACTTTATCAAAGATCTTCACATCAAGCTCACAGTTACCGTAATTTAATCCACTGTAAAACATAGGTATGCTCCACACCACGTTATTGTTTCGCTTAATTTTCAATGTTCTCTCGTCTAATGACCACCTCCCTACATCACTCACATCCTCTGCAATTTCTGTAAGTGACCCAAAACTGAAACCCAAGCTATAAATACCGATATCAATTCCATTTGGGTTATGTGACAAAACACCTGGCATATACTCCACTATCCTGTCACTCCAATTTTTATCCCTCTTTGAACGTTCGGACATCTTTATCTTTCTAGGATCAAGTACCCTGTCTGAATTCACCCTTCTATTTCCGAACCTACTAGTGTACTCCCTTAGGATAGCCCTAATGTCTCCAGAATTAAATTGATTCAAAATTATATTTGTTATCCCATTATTCTTAGAGTGATTGCCTTCAAAGAGTGACCAAATTTCCATAATTGTATTCCCGCATTGAAACTTGACTTTTAATTGTCCAAAGTATTGGCCATTTGCTTCTCGTTTCTGCTCTTGTATGTACTGGTACCTAACTCTCTTTCTTCCATTGTAGTATCTGTTCCACACTAAAGTAGTACCATACAATAGATACTCATAAGCTCCTATCAAACTTATCATTCTATCACTAGCATTAAATCCTAATTTAAGTAAATCTTCAACTTTTACTTCTTCCCTCAAACGCGTTCTCATGCTAGACCCTGAGAAGTTGTTTCTCGATGAATTATTTAATAGACAGGATACTAGACATTGAGTGTCTGCCCTCAAACTTCCTAATTCAAGGAGGTTTTCTTCCAGATTGTTGAACCTTACTGAGCTCACAACAACCCTTTCTAGATTTTTATAAGAAATTGTACCTATTAAGTTCCTTAGGTAATCTGTGAAGTGACGTCCTCTTATGTGTGGTTGTATCATAGCAGTAGTTCTTGTAGCCTCATCAAGTAATATTTTATATATTTTAACGTAGTTGGCCACATTATCTCTATTTTCACCACTTAAAAAGAAACCGAACCTGTATTCCACACTACTCTTTAGCATCATATCAGTTGCAGTCATGTTCCCCAATTCTCTCTCTCTCATTTCTGGACTATAAATGTCAGTTAAAATCTTCACTATTGTCCGGTTATCGGCAAATTTCTCTACAAGGGTATTAGGCCTATTTATCACATAAGGCCCTTTTCTCAGTATTTTATCTGTAAAGCTGAAGCTGTTGATATACTCTATCAATCTATTGTAAACACTGAAGCTATTCTTGACTTTTACCATATTAGTGATAATAGTATGCACTTTCTGATCCTTAGTCAGCTGCTCCCATTTCCTCAGTATAGAATGTAGTAGTATTTCTAGAGTGAAACTCTCTTTCTTCAGTTCATTTGCTGTCACTAGCTGCTTGTCTGTCATTTCACTGGTCACAGTTATCTGAGAATGCGCAGACAGAAATAGGCATTTCTTCCTCAGCATTAGTGCTAGCTTTCTTCTATTACTCAAGCTATCAGAAGCTCCTGCCAATGCTTCTTTATAGGTATTGGTCTCTAGCATATCCTTCACTCTTTCAAGGGTCCTCATGCTATCACTGTTTGGCATAAAAAGTGGGAAAGACTTTCCTGCTTCAATATCTTTCATAGATACCATTATATCCTTCACGATTTTCTCTCTCTTCTTTGTATCTATTCCATATCTCAATGTTCCAAATATCCTAGAATGAACATTGTTAACATCATCATTGATAGGTGTTATTAAGAAGCTAAAAGCACATAATTTCTCTAGGATTTCCAGTTCTTTCTTATTTTGCCCTATCAACCCAAGCCTTTTGAGATTGTCTATCTTTACTATGTCATCGGCTACAGCTCTAGTAGCACATAATTCTACTAGACTTACTCCAGGAGATCCAAACAATGTAAGGGGTATATGTGACCTCTTAACCACCACTCCTTCCTTCTCGAAGATTATTTTTTGTGGGTCATTATACATTCCTTCTCCGTGACTGTACAGATTATAAAGATCATGCATAGCCAGATCCATAATAGATAATGTTTCTTCCAAAGAAGCACCATCCCTATTTAACCCGACTAATCTATTCAACAGGTCTATGCTATCCTCAGCAACTCCTTTACATGTGAAGTTTGATGACACACTCACCACATTTTTTATGTAAGGGTTAAACACTTCACCATTCATTATATGGCAAGATATCATCTCTCCTTGCACCCTTCCCATGCATGACTTTGTATCAGATTTCTTGATACCGAAAGCATTCCACACCAGATATCTAATTTTACACACATCTTTAGCAATTTCTTCACTGCACTTCATGAAGAGGATACTATCATCAGAATGTTCTACACCATTCATAGTCACTTTATCCCCATATATCTTCTTGATTATAGTTTCACTAACATAATTTGCAACTGTCTTGATATTTGTGGAAAGGTTATTGAACATTCCTTGTGGCCAACCAGTATGAGCTTCAAATTTCTTATCAGACACACTATGTTCATATACTCTCTCCCATGCCTTCTTATTTGACCCCTCATAGTCTTCTGGTACTTTCCCAATCTTGTGCCCTATAATAATTTTCCTATTCATATTCCTGTAAATGATATTTTCAAGTAACCTCAGCAACATTGGGTGTTTAGAATATATTGGTGAGTTCCTTGCATAAAATAAGAAAACAGAACTCTCCATAGAATTGGACCATTTTTTATTATCTTCTGATACTACCCAAAGCATGTCGTCTTGTCCACTACTTTTGGCTTTTGTTGTTTTCTTCCAAGCTTTCTTAATGGTTTCCAACTTGTTTTTATTACCTGTAATTATATTTGTGTCAACATTATCTCCTAGAGACTGTTCAGCCATTTCAATCACGCGATAGCAGCACTTGTCACCCATTGTTATCGATGTAATTTCCCTACTAGAACCTCTCTGATTCTTTTTTGATACTTTACAGTATGTCATATCATCCTCCCTTAGCTTAGCCAGTCGCAAGATGCTCATTGGAACTCTATCATCCTTATGTTCTAGCAAAACTTCTATACTGTCTCTCACAGAAGTTGAAGACTTTTCTCCATCTTTACTTATTGTCCCGTTCATCGAGCTAATATTCATGATATTTCCACTCAGGCCCTTTCCTTCAAAGGTTTTCATTTGCATCTTAGCTATAAAACTATTATGGTAGAAATATTCTCTACCGGCTTCTATTAAGGTCCTTGACAGTTGTCCTAGCCTTTTTTCATTTAACATTCTCAAATCCCTGTCAGACATTTCAGCTTGTCCGATTTCGTAGAGATCCTTGTCAAATATATCATCCATTTCAGCAATAGATGTGTAAGCCTTAGCCATTTCCTGTTCGCCATACATCCCTTTGCCTCTTAGGAGGTTTATGCCATTCAACTCATTCACTATAACACCCAAATTTCCTAGCTTCACACCTTTTGACACCAAAGAAGGAAATTCTCCTACAATTCCTAGACTGTCACTATCTATGTCACCATCCACCTCAATTGTCTCCCTTTTTCTTATCTTGTTCCTTACATCTATCATCTCATGCAGCCATCTTCTAGTTTCCTCTAGCACATACATAACAGTCAAGGATTTTATCTTTACACTAGCTTTGTCGGTAATTAACTTGTCTATATTTGAATAATCAGCCAAACTTGCATTTATCATATACTTATACAGATCTGTTATTAATGATATATTTTGGTGAGGTGAAAGAGTAGTCAGTGTTGCAAAAGAGATACATTTCTTAGCATAAGATATTCTGCTATCTATATCCTTGTTTAGACTGAGAGCCATCACTGTGCAATAGTTAATTATAGAGCTAAAAGAATTCCGATACATTATAAGCCTACTTGCATCTGCAGTCATTATATTGCTCACAGTATACACTTCCCCCCGTATGCTGAAGCTACAAGCAACATTGTCAAAACACAGGAAAGTACTCCCTCTGGTTATACACACATATTTAACCTGCGTTCTATCATTGTTAGTTAATCCATGAGGCAGAACCAAATAGCACAAGTCTGTAGACCCACCATCATATAAGCTGAATTTCTTATTCACAGACTCAGCATTTAGCAGCATGCTGTTACCCATATGGCTCAGGGAATTTATAACTCTAGCTGCACGTGTCCTAAGTAAAGAATCATGTATTTTCCTGTATGCCAGCCTCAAGGGCTCTTCAATTTCTCTTTTTACAACATTTATTGTCTCATGTCCTTTCCTTAAATTTATTTTATTGACCAACTCTTCCTCTAACACTATTCGCATATCATCTAATTCTGCAAGTCGCCCTCTGCATTCTTCAGAGTTTATAGTCCTGTATGGGCCTTTTTGGCTCTTCTTAGCTGCTATGTCTGCTAATAATTGCAATATCTTGCTCTCTTTGCAAGCACGGTTGAAACTGATATTTATTATATTTTTCTTATCAGCTAACACTTCAACTTCCACAGGCCCTGACTGATTTGGCCTATTTACCATGACTTTCTTATTTAAGAATATTGCAAATTCTCTTCCTAATGCATCATAGCCTTCTATATTATTTCCTACAGGTGCCCTCTTAAGAGAGCTTATCATGCTCTCTTTGTGATCTCCAGAAACCTTAGTGAAGTTGGTTCCTATCACAGGCTTGTATCTGTCAGGCCTAAGCCTCTCACATGCGTCATTTCCATCATACAATTTCTTAAAACTAGCCTCAACTACCTCATGTGTAGTCTCTTCATAGTCATCCGGCATTTCTTTTAACATACTCTTTATTATTGCTGCAGCACTGTCTAAATTATGGAACTTGGGAATCCATTTCTTCCCTACACTATCATTATAACCTCTTATAATATTATCCTGATTGAAAGCAAACTCAGGCAGTTCGATCTTTTCTTCTTCTTGCCTGATATCTTTTATGACGTCATACTTAGTCTCTCTGTTTTCCACATATGCTGTTATCACTTTTCCTAACATGATAGCCTCTCCAAATTCTTGAACCCCTGAATCTAGATTGTAGCTCAGTCCTTCCACATTGTTTAGTGACTGATGCCATGTATCAAAGTGTCTAGAGGCAAGCAATACATAACTGTATTTAAATCCTTCAGCCAGGCAAAATATCTTAATCCTTTCATATTTTCTCCCATCCACCATATCCTTAGTTATATCTCCAGAACCTTTAACTTCTATACATATAACCCTCCGTGTGTAATCATATTTCCCACCCTGCCTACACTCTACATGTATTAGGTCAGGCATTAGGCGTCCACAATTCTCAAGTAGGTCACTATGCATAATCTTATAATTTCTCTTTTTTGCTTCATTGTTAAACACACTTACAAATTCTCCCTCCATGAATTTTGTGATCATTGACCTTTTTATTCCTTTAACATATAGATTATGCCTATTCTCTATAGCTTCTTTGGCGACCCTCTCTTGTGATTGTGCCTTTTCTCTTTTCCAAAAGTTTAAACAAAGCGGTAATATGTCATTTATGTTTTTACCAGGATGGTTCTCTACTATCTTCCTTATGAAGGCATTGGTCTTTTCTATAGCATCCCTAAACTCATGATCTATACTCTGAGAAATCATTTCTATGTCCGGTATCTGCTCTATTTTTGTATCACTGTCATTACTGTATTCCCTTATTTTAACTTTTATGGCTTCCACTACTTGCTCTACCTCCTCCACCTTGCGGAAGACATCTCTCATGTCTTCATAGTACCCTCTATCAATTTTACTAATTTCTTCCTCTACTTCCTCCATCACTGTCTCGTCCATTTCATCCTCCATTTCGTCGGCCCATGAATATTCACCTACAATTTCTCTCATTGTCTCTTCAAGCACATTGACATCAACAACATCTTTCTTCAATTGGAAAGCCATTATGATATGCTTGCTAGCAACTCACAATGTATTAAATGGTTTTGAAGATTTTGTGATGTTTACTTTTAAAAGTGTGTTTGGG